GCAGTTTTAACCAGGCCGCCCATGCCACTATGATTGGAGCAATAATATCCTAGGTGATCTGGCGCGTCCTGCTCTAATGTAACTTCTACGTATGCGTTTGCGCTTCCTGCTGACCCTACAGTAGAAATTCCTGTGGTAAAGGATGATCCACCACCATTACTTTGAGTACTGAAAACTAAAGGGTGACCACTTACTGAACTGTCTGAAACGTCAAAACGATAAGTTATACCCTTAGATAACGATACGGTTTGTTGTGCTGTTCCGTCGATATGGTACTTGTTACTACCGCCAACGGATGCAACCGTAACAGTAATTGTTATGTACGCTTTACCATCAGAAGTTACACTGGTCGCAAAGGTCGCTAAATTTCTGTTAATACTCATATCTCAATCCTAAATTGCATATTGTTGAACTTGTAATATGTCACCAGTATTAGCACCGCTACTTAGCGTTACTGACGAAGCACTGATAGAATAATCAGTCGTTGGCAATAATAATATTCCATTTAAATAAACTGCTGATTTATTTATATTATAACTTCCAGAAAATGCCGTCTGATTTGCCGTCGCAGTAAATTCCGTTGTAGAATAATTAGCAGATGCACCACCATATTCTACGACCTCTACAATATCTCCAAGACTAGCACCAGAACCAAGAACAACCGCAGAGCCAGATGAAGCCGTAAAAGAACTTGCGTCCAATTTTGCGCCATTCATAAATACCAAGATGTTTCCAACAGCATAATTTACGCTGAAAGATGTTTGATTGGCTGTTGCAGTAAAGGCTGTAAAATTATGTGCGCCACCTGATAATGTTAAATCAGCCGCGCTTGGACTGATAAATACATAAGCTGCACCACCTAAATTTAAAAGTGATCCTGTTGAGCTACTACTAAGTGTTCTGGATAATGTTGTTCCGCTATGAGTATAAGTACCCTGCCCAATCTCCCAAGCTGCACCTTCCTCGATAACGTAACGGACGGTATCCCCATTAGAAATACCGCCACTAGCAAAAGTTTGGTAACCACTTTCCGCAGACCCAAGAGTAACCGTTCCTGTTCCTGTTGTTGAAGTGGCTACCTTGACCCGATCTGCGAATTTAACCATGTTCTATTCGCCTTTTTTTTCCTTAGTTTTCTCGTCAGATTTTTTTTGGTCGATTGTAAAACCTTTTTCCTTAATTTTATTAGCATACTCATCAGGCACGACACTAAAGCTATGTACAGTTTTTTCAGTCATATTATGAAGGATCAGGTATACCTATGGCAAAGCTTGCAAGGTTAAAGGTGTTTCCTGACGTTACACTTTGTGACGCTGTAAGAGCACCAGTAGCCAACAATCTACTGTTTGTTGTGTCTAGCACCGCATAATGAGTTGCAGTTCCCGTAGCTGTAATGCTGCCGTCAGTAATAGCTGCCGCAGTAACTTCTCTACCGCCGCCACTTCTGTCCGCAGGAGCGCCAAAGCTTAAAGATGTTGAGTTACCTAAAGCGTGCGTTGCGTTACCTTCAGTAAAAGTTGTTGATTCTTGAGATGTAACTGTAATTTTATTAGCTTCTGTGTCCAAAGAGCTTAAACCGGCGTCAAAAACTCTATCTCCTAAACTTGCCATTTTTTTCTCCTATGAGTAACTGTTAATTTGCATACGTAGACCAGAGCCGCCATATTTAGCCTTGTCATTGTTGCCGTTTATACCACTTATCGCATTTTGATACAACCCTGCCCAAACGGCAATTCTGGCGTCATCAATTAAATACGGAGCACTGTGTAATAAAGCTCCATACAGATAAGTATCTGGGTAATGTGTTAAAATCCAATTGTTTGCGACTGAATCGCTAAGCTTTTGCGTTTTAGCATAATAATAAATTTGACCGCTGTAACTTGTATCTGGAGTTGGGTACACTTCAAAAGAGCCAGAAACCAACGCATAATATTGTGGGCGCCCAGTAGAGTCATTACTTTCGTTTCGTTTCTTTTGCAAAAATAAAGGAGTAACAAGCTCAAGTGGTCTTTCATCTACATCTAAATGAAATCTAACATTCTCTAAAAAATCAGTCGGCAAGGCAGTGTATCTTGTATCAATCGCTGCGTTAGCTCTAATCTCCATACGCCAATGTCTTATCTTTCGATCCATCTCTGATTCAGCAAGGGCAATAAAATCAGGTATTACGCTTGTTAAGTCATCTCTATTTAACCAGTTGGCTATTGATGCCTTCAATTCTGTATAAGTTGTAATACTCATAATGTGCCTGCCCTTGTCCTAAATACTCTTTGGTCGCTGTCGTTTAGCCACTTACGCATTGCCTTTGGGTCGTCTGCAATCCCTTGGCGCTTGAGCTCATAGTACACTGTAAGAGGTAACGACGCTACTTTATTAACGTCTTTGTATTTATCTGGCGTTTCTTTGTATTCGTTTTTATTTCTCTCGGCGATTGCGGAGACGTCTTGTTTTGTCTCAACGACATACTCGCCCTTATCGGTTACATGCCAATATTTGGTTATTCCAGTTGCAGGGTCTTGGCTAAATATACGCTTCATTTTTAACTCCAAGTAAATGGGGCGACTAATGTCGCCCCAAATGTATTATGATGTTGCTAGGTCAAAAGATCCTGCATGAGCTGCCTCATTGAGAACTTTTAAACCAAATTCGCAGAGAATCATTCTTTTTTCTGCGTCACCGGTTTTGGCAAGTTCTACCTGTTGGATCGGACGTAAGTAACATACTGATGCATACTCTGGGTCTAGCATGAACGCATCGCGGTCTCTTTGGAACCTGTTACAAACCACGTTTAAGGTTCCAAAATCTGACATATACACGTCTGCCGTTCCAACGATTGTTGTCGGGCTGTCGCTTGGAGCTTGATAACGCTGAGCAGCAATACCGGCAAAGCCTGATACGACTGTCTTGTTATGTGGCCCAACCATCAAGATGCTTGGCTGACCGCCGGCTGTAAACGCAGCCTGCATTGCAGTTTTAAGCTTTGCCTCGGTAAATGCAGCTTGCGTACCGTCTGTACGAGCGTCACTACCGTCACCAGTTGGTGATGCACCACCTGACCCAAAGTTGTCGTTGGTAGCAATCCAAGCGCCAAGACCTGCGGTCTCACGAGCTGTGGAGGCGTTACCGGCGACCTGCGCGTTGTTATCGGTTAAAACTGCCTCGACATCACGGCGTAATTCCTTGCCGCGCTTAGCCAACTGATAACTTAACTCATCATTTCTGCCGGCTAAATCTTGCGCTGCTAGGTTGTCAGCGACAATAGTTGTGCGACGCAAAATGTGCGTATAGTTACCAACCCTAGTGGTTGCTGCCGTAGCATCAAAAGACCCTACGTCGTCACCATCGATTTGTGCGGTTTTGCTTGTTGCCGCCAAAGCGTCAGTCTGCCACTCAAAATAAGTGTTAGACACGTTTTCAGATCCAACATTACTTTGAAAAGGCACCTCTTCGGGCGAAATTGAGCTGATTATGTCAGCCAACGATTCACGTATACCTTTAGCTGAAAAGGACGTGAAAGTATTTGTTACAATAGCCATTATAAATCTCCTATAGTAAGGCTCTTATTGCTTGAGCCGCGTCTTGGACACGGCCGGATTGTTTTGCGTTCTGAATCGCTTTTTGTGCATCTGACTTAGGTCTAGGCTGTGACGCTTTTGAGCCGCTTTTTAATGTCTTGGCGCGTGCTTTTTTCGGCTTGGCCTTTGCCGCAGTAACTCGCGTTTCTCCTCGATCATATAGCATGGCTTTCCTTGCTAACTTCACAAGCGTGGCATTTGTCAAACCGCCAATGTCCTGCTCGGTAAATCCTTCGCCAAGTAGAAAGTCCCGTATCTGGGTTGCTTCCTGCGCCGCAACTTTACTGTCGCGCCACTCGGGTATGACTTCCGGCAGTATTTCGCGTTGCTGAGAAACATACTGCTCCTGCATTTGCTGCATCTTTTCTTGCTGCAACTTTTGCAATCGCTGTTGCTCGGCTTGGACGGCCTGCATCTGAGCTTCACGCTCGTCTTGCTGCTTCCGCCACTGACGTTCTGCCTTCGCTGCCATCGTGGGGTCTGTGTCGTACAGTGTGTCCCAATCAGGCTCCTGCTCCTTCTGCTCAAGCCGTTGCTGCAAAGCAGGCAACATCTGAGCATATTGTGCACGTTCACGCTCGATTTCGGAGTATTGCGCTTCTAGCGTTTTACGCTGTTCTGCCAATTCCTGCGTCTTACGTGTGTAATCTCTCTGCCTTAGATTAGCTGCTTTCAGCTCTTCAACGGTTATCTCTTCACCATCGACCTC